CCAGCGTACACAAAAAGATAATCTCTGTTATGTTTAATATAATTGTCTAATTGATCAATTTCTTCTAAAGAATATAAATTAAGTAGCTCTGGATCATACACTTTATTTTTAATATTATTTTTTATAACATCTATTAAAGGTGGCATATTATCAGATACACCAAAAATTTGTTTACGTAAATAATAATTTAATAAGTTAGCTGCTACAATTTGATAATTAGGGTTATCTTGTGAAATAAGATCAGCTGTAGATTGTATTATTAATTGATGTATACGATCTGATTTGATTCCATCAAATAATTGAAGCTTAGCATTTATTTCAATATCACTAACACTGACCCCTTTTATGTCCTTTGTAGCCCAAAACAAGACCTCGTGGATCTTGTTAGCGTCAAATTCTTCTGTTCTTCCATCACGTTTAACTACATTCATTCGTAACTATTATTTTAATGATTTATTCGTGAATATCAAGTTTAACGCTTTACAGTTGCTTGCCCGAAATAAAAGCCTATTATAGCAGTTAATGCTTGTCTAATCTCAGGTACTAATAAGTATCCTTCAATCTCTACAAATACAGGTTCGGTTTTAGTACCTAATAATCCCCACAATACTTTTTTAGTAATCATTTCTTCAACTACTATAGGATGATTAAAGAAGGTAATGATAAAAGGAGCTAGAATAACTCCGAATAATACACTTATAACTATAATACGACGAACCCACTTACCAGCATCTACACTAACCCTCTCTACAGCTTTATCTGCGGAGTTATCAGCAGCTTCCTTTTCTTTCATAAGCATTTCAAACCGCTTTTGTTCATTTTCGGCTCGTTTTGCTACAATTTTAAAAAAGAATCCAACTACTGAACCCCCAAACATAGTTAATATCTCTGCTGGTATCATATAATTATTTATAAAAAAAGCGCCCGAAGGCGCTTAGGTCTACTAACATTGCAAGGGGGAATTTTACAACATAGAATTAACAAGCTCTCGATTAGCTCTAGCTGATCCTATCTTTTCTACTAATTTCTTAGCCTCTGCTACAACATCTGGATGTTCTCCGATACCTGCAGCATTATTTAAATAATTATTTAAATTCGCTCCTGCAGCTTTTTCTTCTGCTGTATAAATAGCAGACAATGCTTCTAGAATTTCTGTATTTTTATTACTCATTAGTCTAAAAATCCTTTCCTTTTATCATATACTAAACGATCAAAATTATTCGGAGTATCTGTATTATTTTTATAAAGCTTTTCGATATCCTCTTCTATTTTAATTTTCTTTAGTCCTTCTTTATGAACTAGACGGGGATCTTTATTAGGTGAAGAAAATTCAAACGTTCGTCTTTCATTTGTATAAATATCCTTCACTACGAATTTATATGCATTCATCAGCATGACTCAAATATTAACTTATTATGAGTTGTATTGCAAGTTATTTTTTCAGGCTTGGTTTTACTTTTTATAATAATTGTAGCAATTTCTGTCTCAATATGTTTCTCGAAAAATCTTTTTAAGAAGCGAGCTCCATATTTGCGACTATAGCCTTGTTCAGCAATATATTTCCGCGAATCTTCACTCAATACAAATTTTATTCTATTACTTTTCTCTAATTTATCAACAAACTTTTTAGTTTCGATATCAACTAAATTGTAAATATCTTTTTGATTCAAATGCTCGAATCTAATTATTTCTGATAATCTATTTAAAAACTCAGGTTTAAAAAACTTCTGTAAGGAATTTTCTAAATCTAATGTACTAATAGCAGATGAACCAAAACCTATCGATTCTTTATCAAATATATCTGCTCCAATATTACTTGTAAATACTATAATACAGTTTTTTAAATTTATTTTTCTACCAACACTATCAGTTAATTCTCCTTTATCTAAAACTTGTAAAAATATATTTACTACGTCAGGGTGAGCTTTTTCTATTTCATCTAACAGTATTAAACTATATGGATTATTTTTAATAAAATCACACAACATAGAACGATCTCCATATCCAACATAACCAGGAGGAGATCCAATAAGTTTACTTACAGAGTGTTGTTCCATAAACTCTGACATATCTATTTTTAAAAAGTTTTGTTTGTTATAAAAAAAGTGCTCTGATATTAATTCACATAAATATGTCTTACCAACACCAGTTGGCCCAACAAATAAAAACGAACCTAAAGGTCTATAAGGATCTTGTAAGCCTGTCTTTACTCGTTTAAAATGATATAGAATAGAATCTATTGCTTTGAATTGTGATACATATTTAGTTTTAATACATTTTTCCACTTTAGTGAGATCTGGTAAACTACATCCACTAATATCAGAAACAGGTACACCAGTTTTAGTACTCAAAATCCGTCTAACAACATCTTTAGTAATAACCTTTTCGAATTCAACTTGCTTACTTTTTAAAAGTTCTTTTTTTAACTTATTAGATAATGTAGTACATCTCCTTTTTATTTTTAAACCTTGTTCAAAGTCATAACTTTCAACAGCTTCTAATTTTTGTTTATTGAGAGTATCTATTTTTTGTTGTAATTGAACTAATTGCTCGGAAGTATTACCAGTTTGATTTTTTATATAAGAACCACACTCATCTAATAAATCTAATGCGCATGATGGTTGACTTTTATCAGTTATGTACCTACTAGATAAACTGACAATATCTTCCACTATATCTTTTTCAAACTTTACATTGTGAAACTTTTCGTATACAGGAATCATACTATACATAATATGTTTCGTTTCATCAAATGACGTTTGCTTTACTACAACATTTTCAAACTTAGAACTTATAGTAGTTATATCATCAATATATTTTTTATAATCATCTGATGTACATGTACCTATAAAATTAATATCATCACTACTAAACAGTTCACTAAAATATTCTTCAATATTTGATGTACCATCAATCCTAGTAATCAAAGCAATATCGTTTATAAATAAAATAACATCATTATTCTTCTTTAAAAATTCCTGTAACGTATCAACTCGGGATTCAAAATCTCCTCTAAATTTAGTACCACTAATTAAAGTTTTTAATTTTAATTCTAAAATTCTTTTATTTTGTAAAGGGCCAGGTGTTAGTTTTTTTGATATACGACGAGCAAGCTCATAAACAACAGAACGTTTACCGACTCCAGGTTCACCGGTAATAATAATATTAGTATTATGCTTTTTTCCTAATACAAGATATATTTTTTCAAACTCCGCATCTCGGGAAAATGTGCTTTGTAGTTCGTTAATTGCAGCTTTGTGAGTTAAATCTATAAAATAAGGTTCTAAACTTTCAGGTATTTTTGATGGAATTGAAATTCCTTTTTCTCTTTCTATATCGCCAAGTTCTTTTTGTATTGCTGATTTTACGTTATCAAAATTTAAACCATATTCAGAGAGTATAGAAGTAGCTACTCCATCATTTTCATATAAAAGAGAAAGAAATAAATGTATTACATCTACGGTATTTTTATTGAGCTTTTCTGCTAAACCTTTTGCGAATTCTATAATTCGCATAACACGTGGAGTAAAATTAGGACCAGCTTCTAATTTAAAAAGTTTATTATTTTCTTCAAGCTGACATATACTACTAACAACATCTTTTAAATGAATTACATCAACTTTTAATCGATTAAAAGTTTGTTCTAAGAAGTTATCACCACTCTCTACAAGACCTAAAAGTAAATGTTCCGTACCAGCGTACCTACATTTAAATTCTTCTGCATAATTTTTTGAGAGAGCTAGTGCGTTTTGGGCAGTTTGGCTAAACTTCATCTTATCTTATTAATACTTATGAGGTTATAGTATGAACGCTACTGTTGTAATAAAGAGCCTTTGTAGGAACCAGTACCACCAGTAGTTATAGTTGTAAATGTACTATTAACAATACTACCAATATTACCACCTATCCTTAATCCAAAGTCTGCGCTTACAGTAGCAAACGATCCATCATATGCTGATAATGCATCCCCAAATATAACTACTGGTGTAGTATCTTTGCCTCCAGCGTTACCTAATGAACCACCTGCAAGACCACTCAAAGCTGGGAAAGATGTTATATGAGTATTTTCAGTTGTGTTTGGATCTGTTGAAGCAATAACAACCCCTATATTTCCTGCTGCATCTGTATCAAGAGGGTTACTAAAACCTCCACCAGAACCTGGAGTACTAGCTGTACCCGCTTGACCGTCTTCTAAAAATATATCAGTTCTATCAGCATCTTGTCCCATAGTAACAACACCATCATCATCCTCTGTCTTAGAAACTGCAGCTAGACCTTTCATACCTGCACCGTCGTTATGAACGCCTTGACCGCCTCCGCCACCACTTCCACCAGATAATGATGAAACATTAGGCATAGTACTAGCAGATACTCCTAATATACCACCAGCGCCTCCTCCAGCTCCACCCCATACATTACCTGAATTATTAATAGTTAATACATTAAAATATATACTCATATTAACACTACCAATACAATAACCACCATCTTCTCCAGAATGTGTAAAAGCACTTAAACTAGTTGTACTACCAAATGTTTGAGTAAAATCAGAACCAGATGCCCATAAGAAGCCATGACCTCCTCTACCACCTTTACCTACTACAGCAGCATTATCTTCTACTACAATTGTAAGTTTATTATTATTAAAATTTAAATTATGAGATGGTTCGAATTGAATAGCTCCTAAATTACTTGATAAAGAAAATACTGATAATGGTTCGTTTACTGTAAAGGTAATATCAAATGCAGCCTTCGCAGAGTTTGCAACGAAATTACTATCTGCTGTTAAAGCATGCCATATATTAACGCAACTTAGTAATGTATTGCTCGTTGTATCTGCGCGATAGCCAGTTCCATAAGCTCCTTTTTCACCAGATATAGATGATAAAAATAAATTACTTGTTTCATATCTATCATCAATTAAAAATTCTTGATTAATAGTTGAACCTAATGTAGATCCTTCGCTTGGATTATTAAGCTTGACTGTAAGAGACCTACCACCTAAATCAGATGTTGCATTATCAAAAGCACTCAAATCAAATACTACTGAAGTAATTGAGTTAGTAAAAAATACAGTACTTGTAAACTCAATATTCGCTGCTGAAGTTTGACTAGCTCTACTGATTGGAAAATCTACAATTCTATCAGTAAGTACGACATGATTACTACTAAGCGGTAAAACCGGTGTGTAATGAGAAGTTGCTATATTATTATTAGTAATAGAAACATTAACTGCACTATCGATAGCAGAATCAATATTTACACCTGCCTCAGGAGTTCTTATAATTTCAACTCTACTTTTAGATCCTTCATTTAATGTACCAGTACTACCTGATAAATCGATTTGGAATTGATTATCGAGAGGTGTCATTGTTACTGTATGAGTAACACTGTTTGGATCAACAACACAATTTGTATTTTCTTCTAATACAACATTAAATGTACGATTACCAACTCCAAACATTTGTTTAGTCGATATTTTTATATCAAACGTAGTTTCATCTTTTTTGAATATTCCTATACTAGGGTCACTTTCTAATATAGGTTCAAGGTGAGATGATAAAGTTGGATGTTCAAATGTAGTGTAATATTTAAAACTACAAGCAGGTTTTGATGACAATAGATTAACTCGAGTAACTCCTATAG